CTCACGCTTTGGCTTTAGTGATTGCATAAATTCTAAGTGCGTCCACGTGTTTGGGCATTTGATTTCAATTAATCCATCATCATTTACTAGTCCATCGGGGCTAGCGCCAGCGTTTTCGATTGTAGGGTGGGGAATAAAGCCAACTTCTTTAACGGTTACGTCAAATTGGTTTAGCATGTACATTTCTCTTGCTGTTGGCTCTAACTCTGTGCCGCGTTGCATAGCGGCGTTAGAGTATGATTCGGTTGGTTTTTCTGTTAGACGTTCGCAAATTAGCTGAGCCATGTAATTTTGGCGGCTAGTTGAATAACCGCTTTTTGTTTTAGCCATCACATCACTAATTCGGCTAGCTGTAACTTTACCTAGTCGTGCGTTAAACCATTCATCCGTTCGCTGTTCCATTATCAGCCTCTTTTGCCATATCATAGATACGACGTTTTTCACTGGACCCGATAAGTTTTTGGTCTTCAATTGATAATGATTTCCAAAACTCACCCATTGCATCAATGCCTTTTTGTGCAGATTGTTCAACTGCTTTGATTAATGATTCGCGTTTTTTGTTTAACGCATCTTCATTAATTTTTTGCGCCTGTTTTTCTTCTTCTGGCAAATCCTCACCAGCGTAAATATAAAAACCCAATCCAAACATTGATATAGCCTTGGTTAAACATCGCATTGTCGCTTTGTTGATATCTACTGAATTTGGCGACTTAATAGCGTGGTTTTTAAAGTCCATAACTGGTAGCCACATAAATCGAGTTGCTTCGTTGATATCCTCTTTTATTGTTAGTGTTACGCTAACCATCATAGAGCCATCCAGTTCAATTGTTGGCGGGTTAATTATGTATGATGATTGAGGATAATACTCCATTAAAACACCCCATGCCCACGCCCAAGACAGATATGTTAATCCGTTCTTTTTTTCTACTTTGTCGTTAACATTAACCTGCGATAGAGTTTCCCAAATTTTCTTTTCAAACGATTCTGCCATTTTTATATTTCCTTTAATTAGTTGCCACTTCTAACATCCAGCTAAACCACATAAACAATCCGCCGAATGTCACAATTAAGACACAAAAAAGGGCGTATACTTGCTCGCCCTTGTTTAGTTTGTAATTAATATTAAATCGGTCTGTTTGATAAACATTACAGCCGACGTAGTCAATTGGTATTGTGTTCATTTAGACGTCCTCTGGTCTTTTGTGAGTGACAGACTCCAGTTAATGCCATCAATATTGAAAGATAAGACGCTTCTACAATACTCACCGCTAGAATTATTCCAGTCAGTATCATCCTTATCGGCATATGGTTCATTAATATAAAAATACACTTCGCCATCTTTGTCCATTGCCGCATATTTCCATTTTTCATTAATCATCGCCCACATTTCACGTGAAATTGGCAACGGCGTCGGTTGCGGTACGATGCGATATTTTATATCTAATGAAACGCAATCATGGCCTGCTAAGCACCAATCGTTGTCATCAACTTTATATTCGACCCGTATACCCTGCATTTTTGCTAATAAAACCTGTACCATATGCTCTTGATGTTCATTTTGTGGTGTTAATTTTTCCATTATTCACTCCTCAACTCTTCGAAAAACCAATCTGTTATGCATTCTAAATCAGAGCTTCCAGCATCGAAATCATCTTGAACCTCCCAATAAAGTCTGTACCTATCGAAGAGAGAATATGCACCAATAACTACTGGTAGTTCTTGTTGAATTTGATCCGATATAAACGGCGCTTGTACATTGTCTAACCAGCTAATATTTGCATCCAAGCAAGCATTTAATACTAATGCTAATTCGTGCTCAGTTTCACACTTAACAAACCAATCTAATTGTAGTAATCGCTCAATAATCTTTTTACTTGTCATTGTTTAACCCTCATACTTTCTATTTGCTAATTCTGTAAAAAAGCCCCATTTCTGGGGCAAAGGATTTGCATGTACTCGTCTTTCCGAGTTGTCAAAATTCGTTAGCTTAATAAAATGATTTTTTATTTTTTTCATTAAAATGAAATTCAGCTTTTTCATAACATATGAGCTTTAATGCTTTTTGAACTGAATCAGTGTCAACATCATCCCAACCAAACGCTTTCATTATTTTTTCTTCAATTTCTAGATAATCACTATCGCTGAGTTTGTCATAAAGTTCGTTTGATTGAGCTTTAATTTCTGCTTCTTTAGCGTCTTGCATTTCAGAATTATTCATCATGTTGCAATAAGCATTTTCGTAACCATTTTCTACAGCTGTTTGTAATTGCATTTTTACATCCTCACTGGCATTAGGATTGCTATTGCTTCTTGATTCCAAAACTCAAAAACAGCAGGCTCATCACTGTTCATCGGCATGAATATTTTTACTGCAGGGAATTTTGGACTGATAATTTTTCCGACTTTTAATATGTCACTGAGATATTCAGTATTAAAACCGATTACAGACGTGTGTTTTTTAGTGGAAAGCTTAGGTATTATCTTTTTATAATCAGGATAAACCCCGTCAACAACCTCAATTAACCCAACTGATAAAGTTTCATCTTTTTCTGATTTGTAAAAGATTAGTCCTTTTTGTGTGTTTATTTCTGCATAATAAAATTTTGTTGGGATTTTATCTTTTATTGATATGATTACACCTGCCTTTATTTTACTCAAATGCTTTCCAACAAAAAGCTTATGCCCGTTTGTTGCTGCTAATGTTCCGTCTTTATCAAAGAAAAGACCATTTAAATAGTATCTTACGTCTTGATACGCTCTAAACAATTGGGCTGACAATAATTGAGCTTTTTCAACTTTGATAATCATCTTTTTATCTCCTCTTACCTCAAACTCAAGCGCACTTGTTTAAATGCGCTTTGATTTGATTATTAGGCGCAGACCTCTCAGCCTGCTTGGTGGTTTACCTGCACAATTCATCCAGTCACCCACTAGGCGGAATCAGCAACCAGTAGCCGCCTCTAATCTCTGGTTACTATATAAAATTAAGCAATCTTTTTACTAAAGAACTTGATGGCCAGTCGGTCTCTGTCGAGGCTGGGAGTGATTAAGTCGCTCACCCGATGCGTACTGCTGTGATTGCTTTCAAAACCGCTGTACTTTCATATGCCTCAGCTAGCTACTTGAATCTTCTTAACCTGTTAAATAACTCGTAGTCTTGTTTAACTTTTTGGTTAAGTTGATTTGTTTTGATGTGATTAAGTATAGTATATTTATACTTTATGTAAACTGTTTTTAAACAAAAGTATAAAAAAAATATACTGATTGATTATTTTTTAATCTTTTTGGTATGGTTATATTAGTAGAGGTGGGATTCAGGTATAAAAAACCGCCCATGAGGCGGTTGATGGTAATTTTCTATTTATTAATTTATGAGCAATATGCAATAATCGATAACACCATCCACGCAAAGCTGATAATCCTTGCTGTTTTAGAATACCCTTTTTTTAAGGTGAACCAAGCGAAAATACATGGAAAAAAGATAATCCCAATTATAAGTAATATACTAAGCGATTGATGTTGTGGTTTGTCTTCTCTTTTCTGTGATTCCTGTGCTGATAAGCCGTTATCTTCATCAGGATATTTAAGCTCGCTTACTTCTTCTTGCTCCTTTTCATTGTTGTCTCTTATGATTGTTGCAAAAGGAGTAATAGCTTTAAATACCCCAGTTTTACTCATGTCACGAATCAGATCAAATTGATTAAAACATTCAACCACATCAATATGTTCAATATTATTAAAATTGATTGACTTCCATTCCGCTTTATTAATATTGACACTCACAAGATACTGATCTTCTATATTTCCATTTTGATTGTTCGTCCTCTGCGAGTACGCGGAAAGGGTAATTCTTTTTATTGTTGGGATCAAACTAAATACATCAGCTATTATTCTAAAAATTATAGAATGAATATGTGTCATGTATATTTTTCTTCGCTCTGTGTCAGAAATCGTTTTTACTGAAATTCTTAGAGAGTTATCTGATGCCGTATATTTTTTATTCGGGATGTCTTCAATTTCTGGTAAATCTACATCAAGAACTAAATTATCTTCATTTATCTCAAAATCGACATTAGTTTCCTTTGGAAATGAAATATTGGATAATAAAGTTACCAATTCAGAATTTATTACTTCTTCATTGCCAGAAGCTAGTAATTCGTTGATTCTATATGCTATATCATTCTCGTTTTTATCAAAATTTTCTTTTTTTTGAGACCAAATTTTCAGTTTTTCATTATATGCAATCTCCATAGATTCATTGAATTTTAATCGATTTTTTTCAATAAAAGGTAATATTTTGCTTAAAAAGTTTTTTTCCTTTAACTTTGTTTTTTGTGGTCGAGGCTCAGGATAATCTTTTTTATGATAAATTCTAGTATCAGATGGTGGCATTGCAGTCAAATGAAGTTTATCTAGTAAATCTAAACCGTCATTATTTTTTTTACAAGCCTGTTTAAAAATGGATATTAATACTTCTTTGTTATTTTTTTTGATATCGGAGACTATATTTTCGGGTAAACGTGTATTGTCATTTGGATTCAAATATTCAACAGAACCGTCTTCATTTATCCTAACTTTTATCGAGATATCTGATATTGATTTTTGTGTTGTTGTCGGTCGTTTGACGTTTTGATTGCTTGATAACTTTGTGCGATATGACAAACCACTGCCGGGCAAACTTAAATTGCCATATGTGCCTTTTTTTCCAATGCTTAGTGAAGCTCCTCTTCCACCTAAGCTAACACTAGCACCACTTGAGCTTAAATTTAGTTTTACGCCCGGAATTATTTTTATTCTTTTCCTAAACCTTACAGCCATAATAATTATTTCCCCTTCTTTTTAAATTTTCTACGCACAACCGCTAAGGCGTTACAGACCAGCATTACCTCCAGTCCAAACAACACGCCCAATTATTTTATCATTTTGAAAAGCATACATATTTGGAAATGCACTTTTGTCAGCGTTATCACTGATGTAGATCCAGTCCCCATTTTTATCTCTAGTGATTCGCTTCATGATTAGACCGTTAAGATCTCTCATTATCAAATAAACTTTATTTTCAATTGGTATTGTTTGGCTTGTATCAATTAAAACAGCCTGTCCATCTTGTAATGTCGGATACATACTTAAACCTTTTGCGTATATTACATAGCAATATTTTGGATTGATGCCCATTTCTTTCAACCATTCTTTACTAAAAGATAAACCACCTCGAAGCTCAAAGTAATCATTGTATTCACCCGTTCCACATTCCGCTCTAACTGTTAATTCATCAATTATCACTGCAGTTTCTTCAGTTGGTGTTTTTAATTCATTTGTTGGCAACGATACGTCACAAATATGACATATTTTTAACATGACATTAAAACTAGGTGATGTCCTGCCATTTTCAAAAGCTGAAACATTCCCTTTAGTCATTGATAATTTTTCAGCTAGCTGCTCTTGTGTATAACCAGCATTTAATCGGGATTGTTTAACCCACTCTGCGACATTTAAATCCATAATTTCTCCTTTTTTAGAATAGTAAAGTAAATTTATACTTTTGTCGTATAAAAATACTTTACTTGTTTGTATAGTCAAATTATACTTTCATTATTATGTATTTTATTTTTATACATGGAGCAATATGGAAAAGAAAAACCAAGCAATAAAAAAGGCTATTGATTTCTTTGGTGGATCTCAAGTAAAGACAGCAAAAAAACTTAACGTTTCTAAATCACAAGTTTGGCAATGGTTAAACAACGTTAATGCAATAGCAATAGAAAAAGCAATAGATATAGAAGATAAAACAAACGGAGCTGTTAAATGCGAAGAACTCCGCCCTGATGTCAACTGGTCCGTTATTCGAGGTCGGGCATGAGCACATTAAACAATGAAAGCACACAAAGCCAATGTAAAAACATTTTACGACATTTGCAAAGTGGTAAAACCATTAATCCGTTACAAGCATTAGATCAATACGGTTGCCTTAGGCTAGGTGCGCGTATTTATGATTTAAAAAAACGTGGTCATTCAATAGATAGCCGCATGGTAAAAAGCCGAAACGGCAAGAAATATGCTGAATATTCGATGAGGGTTAATTGATGAATAAGTTTATATCTAACTCATTTCAAGTTCCCAACGCTGTTATTGATGAATTAATGGCTGATATGTCAGCTAATGCGTTACGTTGTTATTTGCTCATTACTCGCAAAACTACGGGGTGGGGCAAAGCGAGTGATAAAATCAGTATATCTCAATTTATGCAATATTTAGGGATAAAAGACAAGCGCACTATCTATGTCGCTCTATCTGAATTAACAAATTTAGGTTTGATCAATGCAATTAAAAATAATGGTGAGATTACTGAATATTCACTAGTGTTGGAAACGTCAGAACCAGTGACAAAAAATGCAGGTACAAAAAATGCTACTGGTAGCAAAAAATGCATAGAACCAGTGACAAAAAATGTTACTACCACCAGTGACAAAAAATGTCACTCTACAAAAGACACTATTAAAAACAATATTACAAAAGAAAATAATATTGATTTTGATTTGGTCATGGATGCATACAACGATGCTGTAGAAAACAGATTGCCACAGATTCAAAAAATGACTACTGCAAGAAAAAACGCAGTGAAGAAATTACTCAAAGAGCTTGATCAACCAACATTCCAAAACTTGGCTAATTATTTTTATGATTTTGTGGATCATGCAAAACCGTTTTATTTCGGTGAGAACGACCGAGGCTGGCGTGCTGATTTCGATTACATCATAAAACCAAGTACATACTTGAAAGTTGTGGAGGGTACGCTATGAACGTGATCCCACATGACTTAGTTGCTGAACAAGCCGTGCTTGGCTCAATGATGTTAGATTTTCAATCAGACCGCTGCCAAAAAGCAATCTATTCATTGAAGCCAGAATCATTCTACAGCAGACATCATCAAGTTATTTTTGCTGAAATGCTTGAATTAAATCGTAAAAATTACCCAATTGATCTGATTACTTTGTCAGACAGTATGGAAGCAAAGGGAACTTTGAAAGATTGCGGTGGTTTAGCTTATCTGGCTGAATTATCCAAAAATACGCCGTCGATGATCAACGTTACAGCCTATGCTGGAATCGTTCGAGATAAAGCGATAGAACGCTACACATTGCAAAAATTAAACGACTGTAGCGCTATGATTTTTGAGAAATCAAATCTATCTACTAGCGACAAAATATCGGCTATTCATGCGCTATTTACGCAAATTGATGACTATAACAAAACTGGTAAAACAACTGGACTTAAGTCGTTAAAAACAATTGCTGATAAATGGACAGAAACCCTTGGACAACGATTAGAAAACGCAGATAGTGCACGTGGTTTATCAACTGGAATCAAAGCATTAGATGAGAAATTAGCACCTAAAGGATTGGTCCGCGGATCGCTGTTTGTTGTTGGTGCTCGTCCAAAAATGGGTAAAACCACTTTCGAAATAAACATGGCTCGTTATTGCGCTATGAATGAGAAATTACCTGTGCTGATGTTTTCGTTAGAAATGCAAGATGAGCAAATGCTTGAAAACATTTTAGCCCAAGAATCAGGTGTAAACAGCAATATTTTCTATGACGGTGGTTTAGGTTCGGATTCAGAGTTTGCGCGTGTTATGCATCATCTCAACGAATTATCAAACACCGATAACATTTACATTGACGACACACCTGCGATCACACTATCGCATATCCGTTCAGAAGCTCGACGAATGGCAAGAGAAAAGGGCCAGATAGGCATGATCATGGTTGACTATCTAACTCTAATGGAGAAAGAAAAAACTGGCGATGATACTCGTAATGACTTGGCTTACGGAGCAATCACGAAAGGGCTTAAAGCGTTGGCCAAGGAGCTTAATTGCGTTGTTGTTATGTTAACTCAATTAAATCGTAATCTTGAATCAAGAGCAGATAAACGACCGATACCAAGTGACAGCAGAGATACGGGACAAATTGAGCAAGATTGCGATTATTGGGTTGGTATTTATCGTGATGCTGTTTACAACGACAACGCAGATAAAAACTTAATGGAAATTAACGTTGCGTTAAACAGACACGGAGCGGGAAATTTTACTGTTTTCGCAGGTATTAGCAATGGACGCATTTATGAAGTAGATCAGCTCGAATCACAAGCTAGAGCAAATCCAGAACCAGTGAAGAAAGAGCGTAAATATGCGAGAGCAGGTTAACCACTGCCCACTCGGTATTAATCACATGCTCGACAAAATAGCGTACGACTATGTGAGAGATATAAAGAACAGGGGAGCAAATACGGCAAAGATTAAACAGCAGTTGGCAGAACGAGTAAAAAATTATTCAGAAGAAGATAAGGCAAAATTGAGGGAGTTGATACAAAAATGGCTTACAAAATAACAGCAACAATCATAAAAGACGGACACCAACCGATAAATTGGACTCATTTTACTAATGAAGAATTAACAGTCGAACAATGCATTGAAAAGCTGTCAAACGGTAAAAAGAATTCTTTTGGGTGGAAAGCAAAAGAGCTAATTCGGCTTGATAACTTTGAGTGCGTAAGGGTTTAGTGATGAGATATTTAATGTACTTTTTGAGACGGGTTTTTATAAGTCATCTCAAGAAATTTAATAAAGATTGGGACAGAAAACTCAATGAAATTCTTGATGATTTTGAGATTGTAGAATCGAATCGATATTACGTAACACTTCAACACAACGGTGATAGTTATCAAATTTGGATTGATGGTTACCCATACGCTTCGTACAAACTTGAAGCAAAAAATGGAGCATATCTAAGTGATAAAGAACAGTTTAGACCATCAATTCGCACTCAATATCGATTTGATAATTTAGTTTTAAAACCCGTTTTAAAAGAGATGGAAAAGCAAGAACAACAAAGAATTAAAAAATTTTATGAGTGAGATAAGTGATGAGTGACAACGTAAAAAATCCTAAACATTACCAAATAATCGAGGGTATCGAATCTATCGACATCATAGCGCGTAGCATGACTGTAGAGCAGTTTAGAGGGTTTTGCCTCGGCAACATTTTGAAATATCGAATTAGGGCAGGTAAAAAAGATGCGTTAGAGCAGGATATTGCTAAGGCTAACGAGTACGAGAAGATTTTTGAGAGTAAAAAATGTTTATGTATTGATTGGGGTGTTACCAATGATTAAAGAATTTCGATTAACACACGAACTAGCACGCACTACAGCGATTAACGTAATAAATCAATTACCAGTTGATAGCGAGCACCCTCTAAGAGTTGTGATTGATGAAGAAAAACGTAGTAACGCTCAAAATCGCATGATGTGGGCTGTTTTAAATGATATTGCTAAGCAAGTTGAATGGAACGGAGAAAAGCTCACAGCAGAGGAATGGAAGCATTTAATCACGGCTAATTTGCACGGACAGAAATGCGTAAAAGGAATTCAAGGCGGACTGGTGTTTATGGGGTTATCAACGCGAAGAATGAATAAAAAAGAATTTGCTGATGTCGTGACTTGTGCTGAACAATTCGGGGCTGAAAACGGCGTTACATTTAGCGCAGATGCGCAGGAAGCAATTCGACTAGCAGAACAGTACAAAGACCAATTATCAAAGGTGGCATGATGAACAACGAACACAAAGAACAATTAAAACTATACGATGACAAAGAGCAAGAATTAGAGCGAGCAATCGCAATAGTTAGAGAGCAACGCAGAGAATACATTAATCAGCATAATTTAAACAAGGTTAACGACAATGCCGAAGAAACATAAATTAATCAAAACAGATTTTAAATGTCCCGAATGTGGCGGGGGTTGTTTATATAACGTTGATTGGGATTTGTATGTCTGCAATAGACCGCTAATTGGCGTTAATGGTGAAGTAAAAGGCTCATGTGGTAAGTTTTACAAGAATAAAGCGAAGTTTCGACGATGAAGAGAGAAATAAGGCAGAAAAAATGTAAAAGCTGCGGCAGAAAATTTGCGCTATTCAATTCGCTCGCTCAAGTATGTTCGGTTGATTGCGCTATTCAGTATGCAAAAGATAACAAAGTTCAAGAGCAAACCAGAATTAAATTAACACGAATAGCTAAGGAGAGCGTAAAAACACGCTCAGAGCATTTAAGAGATGCGCAAACAGTATTTAACGCATTTATTCGAGAACGAGATAAAAGCGAGCCGTGTATCAGTTGTGGGCGTCATCATAACGGGCAATATCACGCAGGGCATTATCGAAGTGTTGGAGCATGTCCAGAGTTACGATTTTGTGAGCTTAATGTACATAAGCAATGTTCAGCATGTAATAACCACAAATCAGGTAACATCATTGAGTACAGAATTAATTTAGTGAAAAAAATAGGTGTAGAAAAAGTTGAATGGTTAGAGGGGTATCACGAACCGAAAAAATACACAGTAGAGCAAATAAAGCAGATTAAAGCTGAGTATAAACAAAAATTAAAAGAGTTAAAGGGTAGGTAACAAATGCTAGCAGAATATGTATACGTTGATGATGAGCCAGATGTTAAGCAATTTGAAAATTATCTCAATAGTAAAAATTTATTTATTGAGAGAGCTAATGAGAACAATTTACTAGCCAAAGCTATTGATTTGTTAAAAATGTGGGGTGCATGCAATGCATATTCTAGCAGATGTGGCTATAAAAATGTTAGCGCTATGTTTTCAGAATTATACCCTAAACATAACCTTGTTTATATAGAAAACGAGCTAGAATTTATTGATGAATGCATGAGAAATGCTAAAAATTCTAAAGATTTAGCGTTAAGAGAGCAATGGGAATTAGCAGATTTGTATTACCGCGGCATTGATGTTGTTATTGATGGCTCAGATGGGAGCGAGAGATTAACATTAAGAGAAATAGCAAAAATGAGAGATATATCAAAAGATACAGTTGATAGGCGGCTAAAATCGTTTGAAAGTTATATTGTCGCTAATTTATCAAAAAGAAATGATATTTTTTATTAATTTAGTTGACGTGAGACAGAAAGTATACTACATTAGGCATGATAGGATTTTTATATATAAAGCTCGCAAATGCGGGCTTTTTTATTGTTTAATTTATGCAAAACACATCAACAAAAGAACTAGCGGATTTACAAGATAAATATTTAATCGATATTTTGGATGCGCTAAATAGCTCAGAAAAAGCGGGTTCGCTAGAAATTCCGCTTTACGCATTAGAAAGCGATGAAGCAATGTTAGCTTGGGTTATGTCGCTTTAATAATCAATATTACAAATGTCGGCGACATTGATGTCGTCGAGTCGTAACTGCGCCTAAACTTCTGCCGTTTAGGTCTATTTATTTCCACAGAATCGACAGCAAAGCTAGACACACACATAACTCAATATAGCTAGTACGCTGTCACATAATTAACTAACAAGAATATTTATTATGGAAAAATACACTTCACCGATTTCGTATTTCTGGGGAGCTATATGCACGCTTTTAGGTGCGCTTAGCTTAAACGATATAGCCATTATTGTAGGTATTATTTTATCAATAGCGACGTTTATTATTAACTGGGTATATAAACGCCGAGATTTCTATCACAAAAAGAACTTGAGAGAGCAATACTATGAAAAACACAACAAGAATAGCGACGAGTGCGATTTGTAGTGTTTCGGTAATCATTGGGATTGTTATTGCTAATTACTCAGATGAAATCCGAACGAGCAAGGTGGGGCTTGAAATAATCGGTAATGCAGAATCATGCGCACGAGAGCCGTATTATTGTCCTGCTAATGTATTAACAGTAGGTATCGGCTCAACGGGTAACATTCAGCAAAAAGCTTACACAGACGAGGAAATAGCTCAGCGTTGGGTTGGTGATATCAAAACTGCGGAGCGGTGTGTCAATCGCTACGCTAATGGTTTTCATTTGCCTCAACCTGTTTTTAATGCTGTTACTTCGATTACGTTTAATTGCGGTTGTTCAAACATGCGGAAATCAACAATGTATAAACATTTGAACAACGGTGATTATAAAGCAGCTTGTAATGAGTTTCCGAAATGGAATAAAGCAGGCGGTAAAGTACTGAATGGCTTAGTAATCAGGCGAGAAAAGGAGAAAGCGTTATGTCTATCTTATGCTTCATCATCGCTTCAATAATGGCTGTTAATGATGTCAACGGCTGGGGTTGGTTTTTATTTGTATCGTTATTGTTGAGTGATTCATCATGTTCAAATTGTCAAAAGTAAAAAGTAAATATGTTTTAGCTTCAGGACATAATTACGAAATAGCGCTAGAAACCGAGCGCAATTCACTAGAAGTGCTTATAGTAGAGTGCGTTTCGTGGCTTGTGGCTACAATTGTTACCGTTGGTTTTTTTTGTTTATATACAAAATTTGTCTGTCCTGAGGTGTGGAGTTACATCGTTATGAATAAATCAAGTATGGCGAGCATAGTATTAATCGTTGCTGCTTTTGTCTTTGCTGTCCACTTCGGTTACAACAATTATCAAGAGAAGAAACGGCTACAAAAAGATAAAGCTGAACTGTTCGGAAAAATCGAACAGTTGAACCAGGATATTGCTAAAAACAATCAAATTATAGCGCAACGAGAGCAAGAAAAAGCTCAAGACGCTATGTCAATTAAACAACTTCAAGAGCAAATGAAAGATGCGCTTAAAAATAATCAATGTGCTAATGATTTTATGCCTAGTAACGTGTCTGACTGGATGCGGAGCGGTAAAAACTGAGTACGTTTATCAATGCAATATTCCTGCATCACTAACACAACCAAATAACGAGCCTTATATTGATAAGCGAATCACGTGGGGACAATGTCCAGTTCTGTACACTGAATTATTGAACGAGCTTAGGCAGTGCAATGCGGATAAAAGGGCGATAAATCTAATCAACAACGGGAAATGAAATGCTTGAATTAAATCTCACAACGGTGACAGGAAGGAAAATATCTTTTGTTCATTATTCATCGTACGGCCCGCCAAGCGAGAGAGTGCAAGAAAATGGCGTATACGAAATAGATAAATCATTGTTCTTGTCTAGTGAGTTTTACAAAATTATTTGCTATACAGAGACCGAAAGACAATGCGACGATCCAAAAGTACCGGCAGGCAAGAAATTGTATGATGTGTATATTTATTCAATCTTGGATAAGGAAAAAACAAAATACATGCTCATGTATAACAATGATGATGATTTAAAAGAAAAGCTAAAGTTAAGCATTGAGCAAAAAAATCTCTCTATGATTGAATTGCGAAAAAAATTAAAGTTGCGTCGTAATAACTTAACTCGATCGGCTTTTTATAAATAACTATTTACTTTTACTGCATAAACTATAAAAATCCCGAGCAGTTATAAAAAATAACTGCATATTTAATCAAACCGCTTAATTGCGGTTTTTTTATATCTGAAATTTGCTATCACACGGCAAATATTAACCAAGAGCTTTACAGAATGAGCCTAAGAGAATGACAGCTAGTGTCTGAACTCTTGGGGCTGTTTATTCTGTGTGACTTAGGCTCATTCTATAAAGGACATAATATGAATATTATTAAATTTGATTTTAACGGTCATCAAGTTGGTTTTAACGATGATGGTTGGATTAACGCTACAGAAGCTGCGTCAAAATTTGGCAGAAGACCAAATGATTGGCTAACTCTTCCTGATACTGTTAATTATATCAATGCGTTAGAATCTAGATACCAGAAAATCCCGTATGTAAAAACTAGCAGAGCAAGAAAGGATCGTGGTGGTGGTACTTGGATTCATCCTAAATTAGCCGTTCGATTTGCCCGGTGGCTGTCTGTGGATTTTGAAATATGGTGTGATGAGCAAATAGATAAACTCATTCGCTCTCAATCAATAACGTACACAGACGAACAAGTATTAGCAATACTAACTCATAAAGAGCCTCAAACATGGGAAAAACGATTCCAACAACCTTTTTATCAAGCATTATCAAAAATGACTAACTTGCCATTCAATAATCATGCTGGTGGTTGTCCATCATTATTCGGAATGATAACCCAAAAGTGGGTTTATGGTGTCGTACTACCTAAAAAGGTTTATCAGAGCATCAAAGAGCGCACGAAAAAAGGTGAAAAAATCCATCAATTTTTAAAGCCAGAAGCTTTGAAAGCGGTAGAAGACCAACTAATCGCAATAACAACAATTGCAAAAGGCTGTATTGATTACAAAGATTTCGAGGCTCGATGCTCAACAATATTGAATACGCAGGGACAGATTAAATTTATATTGGCAGCATAAAGGTAACTATAATGGATAATAATAAAAACCCTATTTTTTACGCTCGCATTGTTAGCATCTCATATGTAGAACATCTAATTAGAATAAATGGCGATAATATTTTCAAACATCATCTAGGAAACTTGGAATTAGAACCCGACAGCCTGGCGTCTTTTTTGGAAGGATTCTATGAACGAGAGCTTTCAGAATTTGAACGCATGTGTATGTATGGTTCAATGATTGATATGAATAAAACAAAAGAGGGCTGTTCATTAAAAATCGGCACTACCTTTTATTTAAATCAATCTGGCATAGATAAATTAAACAATCTAATGAGTGATTTCATGCTAATGAATTTAGAAGAGAAAGAAACAAAATCAGCAGTTACATATCATTAACATAAATGATTAATCATACTCGCAGGGTAACGATGAAACAAATTCAATTATTAGTTTAAGGAAAGATTATGAAAAAGGGCGAAAAGAAAAAAGTAGGTCGCCCAAGTGAACTAGCCGAATGTCTCGTAAAGGCTAAACAATACTTACTTGGGGACTACGAAACATTTGGGGATGTAGTGCCAAGTGTTGCAGGTCTTGCTTGCTATCTCGGTAAGCACAAGTCATCAATGTATGAATACGCAAAACAAAACAAAGAGTTTTCCGACACGCTAGAAGCAATTAAAACTTTACAAGAGAATAAGCTAATAAATGGTGGACTAACTAGCTCATTCAATCCAACTATCACAAAGCTGATGCTATCTAATCACGGCTATAGCGAAAAACAAGAAATCGATCATCAATCATCAGACGGCAGTATGTCACCCAAACCAACACGAATAGAGTTGGTAACACCGAAAGAGTAAACGACATGACAACAGCACAAATACAGTTACCTAAAAAATTGATATCTGTGTTTGTAGCCGAAAATGTCAGATATCGCGGTGCATATGGCGGTCGAGGTAGCGCTAAAACTCGTTCATTTGCATTGATGACAGCAATTAAGGGTTATCAATTTGCAGAAGCAGGGGTAAGCGGTGTAATACTGTGCGCTCGTGAGTTTATGAATTCGTTAGCTGACTCATCCATGGAAGAAGTCAAGCAGGCGATTCGCTCGGTTGATTGGTTAGCTGATTATTACGATATTGGGCAAAACTATATCAGAACAAAAAACGGATTAGTTAGCTATGTGTTTTGTGGTTTACGTCATAATCTCGACAGTATTAAATCAAAAGCACGCATATTACTATGTTGGGTTGACGAAGCGGAAAACGTATCAGAAATCGCATGGCGAAAGTTAACCCCTACGGTTCGTGAGACTAACTCCGAAATATGGGTAACGTGGAACCCCGAAACAGAGGGAAGCCCAACAGATATAAGATTCAGACAAACCCCGCCAGATAATGCCATCATCGTTGAGATGAATTATAACGATAATCCATTTTTCCCTGATGTGTTAGAGCAAGAGAGATTAAACGACTTGGCCCGATTGGATTATGCATCATATGCCTGGGTGTGGGAGGGCGCTTATCTCGAAAATTCAGATAAACAAGTTTTAAGTGGTCGATATGTTGTTGAAGAATTTGATGACAACCTGCACAAACAAGCGGACCGTTTATTATTTGGTGCTGACTTCGGCTTTGCAAATGACCCGAACACATTAATCCGCTCATTTATTCTAAATGATTGTCTGTATATTGAATACGAGGCATACGGCGTTAATATCGAGCTTGACGAAATGGATTCGTTTTATGATTCGGTGCCAGAGTCGAGAAAATGGCCGATTAAAGGCGATTGCTCAAGACCTGAAACTATTAGCCATATTAAGCGCAAGGGTTTTAACATTTCAGCCGCAAAGAAATGGCAAGGCAGTGTTGAGGACGGTATCGCATATCTGCGAGGGTTTAAGAAAATTATTATCCATCCTCGCTGTAAACATACCGCAACCGAAGCTCGGTTATATAGCTATAAAACTGACAAAATGACTGGTGAAGTGCTACCAATTATTGTTGATGCAAATAATCACTGCTGGGATGCTGTTCGATACTCGTTAGACGGTTATATTAAAAACAAATTATCAATCTTGGATGTGTTATGACACAAGCAAATTATATTACTGATTCAGTAGAAAGCCTGTATACATCACTGGGCAATAAAAGCGATTCGGTGAAATATTCAAACAAAAAAATATCTGACCGACAATTATTGAATATGTATAGCAGTTCGTGGTTAACTGGCAAATACATCGACAAAACAGCAGAGGACATGCTCAAATTGCCGAGAGTATTTAGCGGTGATTATGATGAAAATCTGCTAAAACTAGTTATCGAAAAAGAAAATCGATTAAAGCTAAACGAGATAAAAGAAAAATTTTTGGCGTTTAGTTCATTGCTTGGTGATGCGTTAATTGTCGCCATTACTGATGCTGGTGATTTGTCGCAACCGCTATCAGATGTCGAGGATATACAGCGTTTTATCGTGCTAACAAAAGGTGAGTTTGATCCCGATAGTAATATCGATGATGATTTGAAATCAGCGAATTTCGGTAAACCAATTCACTACACAATTGGAAAAAATAATAAGGTTCATCATTCACGCTGTCACAGATTAAAGTTAGGTAAATCAAAACTGACAGATAGAAATCAATTTGGCACATCTGATTTACAAAACAAATACAATGCTATCCGTTTGTTTGATACGACAATTACATGTATTGGCGATATTATTCAAGATAGTAATGTTGATGTGTTGTTTATTCCCGATTTGATAGCAAAAGTGGCGCAAGGCAAAGAAGATGATATTAGAAAATTCATCAATCTAATTAATCACACTAAATCGTCAATGAATGCTATTGCGTTAGATGCTGGCAATAGTGAAGCTCAAGGTCGTTGGGAGCAAAAAACAGCAACATACGGCGGATTATCTGAGGTTTTAACAAAACTCATTACTGTTACCGCGGGTGCGCTAGATAGACCGATTACAGTGCTATTTGGACTATCTGCGAGTGGCTTTTCCACAGGCGAAGAAGACTTAGAATCATATCACGGTACAATCAACGCATTACAAGAAAGCAGATTACGACCTGCTCAGGAATTCATTGATAAATTTATTCTCGATAAGATGATGCCGAATCATGGACTAACGTTTGAATACCCGTCGATAAAAGTAGTTAACGAAGACAAAGAAGCGGCAAGATTTGGACAATTCGCTAGTGCTTTTTCGGCTTTAGTTACTGCTAATATCATTTCTGATAAAGTGGCACAAACCGAGTTAATCGCGCGCAAACTGCTAATTAACACTACAGAAGAGGATTTGAAAGATGGAGATTTATTCTCTACTGAAGAATTCACTATCGGGGCGTGATAGATTTTTACCACCAACAACGCCTAGTAAAAGAGCCGAAGTTTATTATCGCGATGCGTTAGCTGATTTTATTCGGACAATGATAAACCGAATCACGGATGCACTCAGTAAAAAAAACTTGGTTGATGCTGTCGCTATTAGTGATGATGATTATATCAATTCGTTAATCGAAGTACTCGCGTCAATTGCTGGCGAGCGCATCGAAGAAAGAGCTAAATTGTTGGCCACTCGATTCGTGACTAAAGTTCACTATCAGAATAAAACACAATTTACTCGCAACTTTAAAAATGCTTTTGATATTGACCTCTCAAGCATTATCGAAAAAGAAATTTTGGGCGATACGTTAGCAGTAGCTATTCAGCAAAATGTCGAGCTAATAACATCAATCAAAAATGACTTTATCAATGATATCGGTTCAAATGTCTTCACGAACTACAAAAAAGGCTTTAGACATGGCGAGCTAATTAATGAAATTCGCGCAAGAGGTAATGTCTCTTATTCTCGCGCAAAACTCATTGCAAGAGACCAAACAGCCAAAATCAACGCCGATTTTGAAGAAGAGCGCAATAAAAAACTAGGCTTTGATGTCTATAAATGGAAAGGCACTGGTGACGCACGAGAGCGTGAATCGCATTTAGTTTTAAATAACATGTTATGCAAGTATTCAGACCCTACAGTCTACTCAGATGACGATGGTAAAACATGGAAAAAGCGCAAATCAATCGGTGGCTATATCGGTAAATGTGGCCAAGATTATCAGTGTCGATGTTTATCTATTCCTTATATTAAATTCTAATCAAAATTGATAAATCTATGCTCTTAGCTGAGTAGGATTATTTACGTCTAAAAGAGGGTTTTATGGCTTGGGAAATAACACCGCAAGGCTACTTAAAAACAACTGCAAAAATCACTAAAGGCGGAGTTTTACAGTATTACGGTCATGAAATTGGATTAACGGACAGCAGAGCAAACAAGCTTGTTGATGTTAACCGCACAATTGAGGAGCTTAGTAAAGCCGACACACTTAAATCAATTGATGGTATGCCAATCACAATCACACATCCGGACAAAAAGTCAGTTGATGCGACTGACTGGAAAAATAAAACAGTTGGGCATGTTCAAAATCCAAGAGCTGATGGTAATTACATTGTATGCGATGCATATATTCAAGATGCTTCAGCAATTGAGTTACTCAAAAACAAAGATATTCGCGAATTATCGGTTGGTTATGAGCCTGCTGATATTCAAGAAGTTAACGGTAAGTTTTATCACAAAAATATCAAGGTCAATCATGTTGCTATCGTTGCCGAAGGTCGCGCTGGCTCAGATTGTAGATTAAACGATAGTAAACCAAAAACAGGAGCAACATTAATGAAATTTAAAGCAAAAAGAAAGTCGCTTGTTGACGCTATCAAGAAGTTGTTAACAGATTCTGACTTATCTGCTGACGAAATCAACAAAAAAATTGATGAACTCATGCAACAGCTTGAAGAAGTTCAAGGTAAAGAAGATGAGGAATCAAAAGCCAAGGCTGATGAACTTCAAAAACAAATCGATGAGCTAAAAGCAAAACTTGAAGCTTTGAACGATGAAGAACCAACAGCAGGCGAAGACGATAAGGACGCCCGAATTACGGCTTTAACAGCAGAGCTTGAACAAGTTAAGAAAGAGCGTGACGAATACAAAGCGCGCGTTGAAGAGCTTGAGGCTGAAAAAGACAGGGATAGCGTAATGAATGATGCTAAAGCACGATTCCCAAAAGTGAAGCTAAATGATGCTAAAAGTGGGCGTGATGTTCGTATAGGTGTTTTGGTCGATCATGGTATTTACACAAAAGACCAAGCATCAAAATTAACAGATGCGGAAATTCGCGCGGCTTATGCAGGTCTAGTAGCAACAAGCACGAAGAAAAACAAGGTTGTTTCAAGTTTGCTTAATGACAGTAAAGAAGCGCCGGCAAAATCAGCAAGCAAACGATTAGGAGGTAAGTAATGGGTTACAGTTTTACAAGTTGGGATTCAGAACAAGGGACAATGCAACCCGGTTCTATTTACCGTGTATCTAGCTCAGACAGCAAAGTGTGGGGTGAAGAAAATTTAACGGGCAAAGATTTATTGTGCGGTACTTTTGTTGCAGTAAATGCCGACGGTGGTATCAAAGCGATTGAATCAGCAAATGATTTAATTCACGGAATTATCGTGCGTGATATCTACGGCGACAAGCACCCAAATAACCGTCACATCAACATCGGACACTTCTCTCACGGTGATTCTGTTGTTGCGTTAGCGGTAAATGACATTGAGTTAAAACGTGGTGAGCGTGTTTATATCGTGCCAACGGGCGAAGATGCGGGGAAAATTACAAACGTTGCCGAGGGTAATGTCGATTTAGGTTATTGGGTTGAGCGCGTTAGTAATGGTAATCACTGCGCGGCAATTACATTGGGTTATGCGCAATCTGTAAAGGTTGCAACAAGGGGAGCTAAATAATAATGGCATATGAAAATGTAGATTATAGTGACGTTATCACAGAACAACTGTTAGAGCGTGATAAACAGTTACAAGAAAAAGAACTACCAGAAATTAACATCGGTCAAGCTGTGCCGGTGACAGAGGGGTTAGACTTTGCAACCGAAGAATGGGAGTACGGTGTAACAGAAGTTCGCGGGTCTGTTAAAAATGGTGTAATTGGTATTAAAACCACATCACTTGAAACAATTGACAGCACCATTGAAGCGAAAAAATCGCCAGTAGTTCAATGGGCTAAAGGTCTTGTATACACTCAACAAGAAATTGAGAAAGCACAAAAATTGGGTATCAATTTACCAGCTAAGAAACAAAATGATTTATACGCGAACGCTGTAGCAACTATTCAATATGCTGGCTATGTTGGGCACGAACAAAAAACTGGTCAAGAGGGTTTATTGACTGGCTCACAAGTTAGTGTAAGCAATGACACATCAGGTAAGACGTTAGAAGAAATGTCATCTGAGGAATTCGTTAAAATGATTCTTGGTGCATACGATAAAGTTTGGTCTCGTTCTGACTATACTATTCAGCCTGCAAATATCGCAATGGATGCAAAAGATTTCATGACAGCAATGCAGAAATTCGACCCAAATCCGCAAATTGTCGGTACGGATTTATTACCAATTGCTGCGATGGATCGTGTTATGGCAGCATTGCGAAAAGCGTCACAAAATGACAGCTTTAATGTCAATTTTGTTAAAATCCCAGCAGGGTACGCCAAAAATATCAACAAAAACAAATCACGTTTAGTAATCTATACGCCAGACGAAGATTATCTTGAAATGAAAGTGCACATGCCAGAAATCTTAGAAGTGATGCGAAAAGATTTACTCTCATATCAAAGTGGTTATCGCTCAGCATTTACTGGCGTAATGTGGAAAGAGCCTAAATCTGCGCAGTATGTAGATTATAAAGCCTAAAAATAAGGGGTATTTATGAACTTTCGTGATGAATACCCCGAATTTTCAAAAGTCGATGACGGCACAATCAAGCATTTCTTAGAAAGCAGTGCGCTAGTTGTGAGTGAAAAAGTATGGGGTAAGCTGTATAACCTTGGCTTATTTGCTTACACGGCGCACCGATTAGCTATCAAAGGCTTTTTAAATCGGGATTTAGACGATAACGTTATTTTTAACAATGGCGAAAACTTTAAATCAGTATCGAGCAAATCAGCAGGCGGTTTATCAATCGGCTACACATCACAAAACACATCATCGGGCAACCCAAGTGACTACGATTTAACCTCCACTTCTTACGGTCAAGAGTATCTACGCTTACGCCGTTTAATAACTCCGATTGGGGTTATTGGATGAGTGAACTAGAAATCGTAAAACGACTAAAAGAAGTAATGAAGCGAGCTGAACAACTAAATCGTATTCAATTAGTTGTCGGTATTCCGAGCGATGAAAATTCACGAAAAGAATCGACTGGCATAACTAATGCCGAACTTGGTGTTATTCATGAATTCGGAGCACCTGAAAAAGGTATTCCAGAACGTTCTTTTATGCGGTCCACAGCGTCAGAAGAAGCTGAAAACTTGGGGCAACTTGGTAATGCTCGTATTGCCGAATTTTTGAAAGGTCAAAAATCTGCGCATGATGCTTTTGCTGATGTTGGTGCTTATTTGCAAGGTAAAATCGTTGAGAAAATAACTGATGGCGATTTTGTGGCAAATAAAGAAGAAACAGCAAAGCGCAAGAAATCAAGCAAGCCTCTTATCGATACTGGACAATTACGAGCGTCGATAACTTATGAGATAAGAGAAAATGAATCGTGAATTAATATCGCAATTTTTAAGCGATCCGTTTTTTGCTACTAAAGTTAATTTTGAATCGCTTGGTAGTATTACCTGCATTGTTCAACCTGCTAGTAATGATGATTTGCAAATACTGCCCGAGGGAGACAGATACAATCCAACCGTTAGAGTATTTTCTCGTGAAAAGCTAACGAATGGCGTGCTATTTCATCATCACGGTATGAGATTTAAAGTTATTTCGGAAGCAATATGGAGTGATTATGGCTATTACGACTGTCTCGCGACTAGATATGACGGCTCTCAGGCGCATGATAGCGGAGGTTTTGACGTTACCTGAGGAGTTAGTTTTTGATGCTAACAATATGCAGGACGTTTCAAAACTGGATAAATTTATCACTGTACTAAATGCGTATCAGTCAGACATTGGGACCGAAATTAAATTTAACGGTACTGATGAAGAAGAAATAGCGTCAACACTTAGAGAGGTTACTATCTCAATCAATGCATACGGTAAGAATGCGTACGATATGCTGTGTAAACTCACTGAATCAATGCGATTAACAACAGTTTGGCAAAGGCTAAGGCGTTTAGGTATGGGGTATCTCAAATGCTCACAAATTCGAAGTCTACCGACAACTATCGCAGGCGGTAAAGAACAGCGTGCGCAGGTCGATCTTACATTTTCAATTAATCCGATCGTCAAGGCTCAATTGAGGCGTGGCGATACAGTTAAATTAAACATAAAAAGAGGGTAATAATGAGTTTACCAATTAGTCAAGTGGTGGATGTAACTCTACCGCAATCTCCACGTGGCGCACAAAAGCGTGATTTAAGCGTAGTTGCTATTTTCACTGATGAAATGTGCGACGAATTTACAAATCCAGACACTCGCTACGTCGTTGTTTCAGATGTTAACAGTGTAGCGTCTTTATTTGGCACTAATTCAGATGCGTATCGTGCGGCTTCCGCATTATTTTCAGCACGACCAAAACCAAAAACAGCATTAATTGCTAGATATATGAAAGAAAATTTCACATCATCAGCGATTAGTTCAAAAATAAACGGTTCAGCGTTAGCGGTTTCATATATTCAATTTAAAAATATCACAGACGGCTATCTGTCATTCTATTTCGGTGATGCAAAAATCGATGTTAAAGAGCTAGATTTTTCTACTGTTTCAAGCATGCAAGATGTGGCAAATGTCGTTAATGCAAAACTAAATGACATTGGTGTCAAATTCATTTATGACGCTGTCGGCAGTCGATTTATCTTATCAGCAAATACCGAGGGTAAAGGTGCTAATTTTGGTTATGTATTTGATGCGCAATTAGATGGTACATATGTCGGTAATATGACTAATCTAATCGACGGCAGAGGTACGCTAATTAACGGTGAAGATGCGATCACTTACAACAAAGAAACACCTGCGGAAGCACTTAGCAAGTTACAAAACCAATACCAGAACTGGTACGGCGTTTATTTTGCTAACACAATTACTGATGCTGAATTAGTTGAAGCCCACGACTGGGTGGTAGCTCAGGGCGTCGAAAATGCTAAAGTCATGGCGTACACAGAAACCCGACCTGCTAACATTGAATATACTGATAACAACGTGCTTAAAACGCTATCAAAACGTAATAGCGGTCGTTTAATGGTTCAGTATAACAACAAAGGCAATACACATGCTGCCGCTGAATTAATCGGTATTGCTTTGACAACGGTTTGGACAGGTGTAAACACGGCTAAAACTGTAAAATTCAAGCAAGAAGTTAGTGTCACTTCAGACGATAAAATCACAATCAACGAAGCCACAAAATGCAGACGTTTGGGTATTAATTTTTATACAGATTATGCAGGTGTAAACATGCTAGCAGAAGGTGTTATGCTTGGTGGTACGTTTATTGATGAAACGACAGGCTTAGATGCTTTCATTAATGCAGTGCAGGTTCAAGCATTTAATACTCTACAAGGTCAACCGACAAAAATTCCACAAACCGATCGAGGTCAGCAAATTTTAATCAGTTCAATCAAGGTGGTTGGTGAACAATTTATCAATAACGGATTCTTAGGGCTAGGCAAATGGACACTGGGCGACCTAGGCGAGTTATCTTACGGCGACCAAATCAATGGCTATTATTTCTATTCTGATTCGTTCGATATGCAAGATACAGCGGATAGAGAAGCTCGTAAGATGATGCCAATCAATTGCGCTCTTAAGCTTGCTGGCGCAGGTCATAGTGTCGATATTATTGTTCAATTCAATCGATAGAGGTTTATATGTCTAAATCATTTTCTTTAGAAGATGCTGTTTTAACAATAGACGGCACTGAAATTACTGGCTACGAGAATGCGCAAGACGCTATCAGCATTGCACCAATCGGCGATGATGGCGATATCACATACGGCATTAACGGCAAGGGTGTTTTTGTTCACTCATGTAATCGTGGCGCAACTGTTACTATTAAAACGTTACAGCATTCTGAAACTAACCAAAAATTAAATCAGTTACGTAATGCTCAAATTAATAACCCAACAACAGCGACGGGTAAATTAATCACATACAAAGACTTACGTAATGGTGATGAGTTTTTACTCACGGGTTGCTGGTTTACAACGCCACCAACGCACGCACGGGGAACGTCACACAACGGCGTAACATGGACATTTAAAGCAACTAAAGCAGAATTTGATATTAAGGGCGGTTTATAATGCAAAGCACAGATTTTACTATTGATGATGTAGTTTATACATTCACGCAAGCAGATTTTTTCAAGTCAAATAAATATCTAAAAAAATTAACAGCTCTACTTCAGGGCTGTTTTTCATTTAATGGAAACAAATCAGGTGTTGACATTGGTCAACTAGCATCAAATATTGGCTCTGAACAATTTGCTGAAATAGAAAAATTCATACTTGATTATGTCACTGCGGTAGATGAAAACGGTAAAAAAGTACTGTTTCAAAAACCACAAGAAGCGGGGGAATTTTTTAACACGCATCGAAGCCATTACTATCAAGTTATTATTGAGGGTTTAAAATTCCATTTTTTGGGTTTTTTACCAAGTGGCATATTGTCCAATCTAAGTACGCTCAGCTTGGAGGAGATAGCTCAGAAAGCGATGTAGATTGGTTTGTGTGGGGCGTTATCGTAAATAGATATGCAACGCTCCATGAACTTCGGACTGTTTATTCTCTTGATGATGTTATCGATATGCATAACGTAATAGCTGAAACTAAATTAGCAGAAAAGCAACAACAGCAAAGCGAGGCGCAATAATGTTTTTAGAAGAATTTTTGATAAAAATCGGTGTTGATGCCTCAAAAGCCGGTGAAATAACGAAAGTTGTTAATAATTTACAAGCTGGCGCAAATCAGCTTGCAGATACTGCTAATAGCATACAAGAAGATGCAAACAAAGCTATTCGAGAGACAAAAAAATCAACAGCAGAAGCAGGTAAAGCAGCAAGTCAAACAAAATCGAAATTATTTTCATTGAAGATGATTTTGGTTGCGTTAGCTGCAACCGCTGTATTGTACGGTAAAAAATTGATTGGCGCTTTTAATAACGCAATCGATAAAGCCAAAGAGCTTGCCGCAAAAAAAAGCGCACTGTTCAAAATCTCACAAAAAGAGCTTAAGCAAGCTGAGCTTTATAAACGAGAGATGAGCAAGACGGGGCTAGCACTCGATAGCGTAAAAACTAAGATTGCACTAAATCTTGCACCTGCTTTGACTAATTTAATTGCTGGATTTCGTAACTGGTTAACAGTTAATAAGGAATTGATTGCTGACGGCATTACTAAAGTCATTAAAGCGGTCGGTATGGCAATTCAGGTTGTTGTTAATTTTGTTAAGTTTATCGACAAAATCATATCAGGGACAATCGGCTGGAAAAACGCACTAATTGCGCTAGGTATTGCTTGGGCAGTTCTCAATCGAGCATTTTTATTTAGCCCTCTCGGTATAATTCTTGGGCTACTGACTGCTTTAATGTTGCTGATTGATGATCTCATGGTCTACATGAACGGCGGTAAAAGCCTGTTCGGTGAGTATTGGCAACCATTTATCGATGGCGCTAAAGCCGCTTGGGAATTTGCAAAAACATTTTGGGAATTCATTAAAGCGCTGTGGTCTGGTGATACTCAAAAAGTTAAATCGCTATCAAAAAGCTTGTTTGATTCGATAGTAAGCGGTTTTAAATCAATAATATCTGGAATTAAGTCTCTACTGTCAAAAGCATTCAAGAGCATACTAATGTTTTTCGGTATGTCTGAAAGCGAAGCGAGCAAAACGGTCGATAGAGTCGGTAAGATTTTTAACTTTATTATCGATGTACTAACGCTACCTTTCCGTTCAGCATATAACACTATTTGTCAAATAATGGACTGGTTAGGTGTTGATGCTGGGGATTCTGTTAATGCTATTGGAGAGACGTTTAAAGCGATTATCGAATTATTAGTTGCTCCGTTTAAAGCTGCTTGGAAATTTATCAATGATTTGTTTGACATCTGGGAAGATGACACTACCACTACTACAGAAAAACTAGGCGAAACACTTTGGGCTATTTTCGATTTTGTTATATCCCCGTTTGAAGCCGCTTGGAATTTAGTAAAAGGCTTATTTAAAGCGTGGGTCGGAGATGTTGGAGATACAACCAAGAAATTTGCTGAAACGTTTTTAAAAGTGCATGAGTCAATTACTGCGCCATTCAAAAAAGCGATGGATTGGATAAAAGATAAATTTTATGGATTTATTGATTCAGTTAAAAGCAAAGTTAAGGGGGCGTTGTCGTGGATCGGGCTAGGCGGTGACGATGATGAGATAGAAGTCACAGCTAAGCGATTAACTAACACAAACATACAAGCAAAGCTCAGTACTGACGGAGCTAAAGCAGGAAGTCTTATGCCATCAAACAAAAACATCAATAATAACAATGCGGTAACTATCAATAACACGATGAACGTTACAACACCTCAAGAGGGTTTTGATAATGTTTATAACATTGTCGATAACACAGCAAGACGTATAAACGATAATACACAAACAGCCCTGGGGTCTAACTAATGTTTCAATCTATATTAAATAAATCATCAAAAGATAGCGGTTTGATAATTACCGAGAACACGGTATTTAGTCTTGATATTAATACCGTTGAGCAACACGCGTCAAAGTTAAGGGTAACGGAAAATCCGATCGAAAATGGGGCTAATATTGCTGACCATGCGGTATTAGACCCGAAAGAAGTGACAGTGTACGGCTTGGTTGTTGGGTACGAAACTAATACATTTTCATTTGATAACTTGGTCGGTTTTAATTTTTCAGATTATCCGCTACCGATGCCGGTTAAAACCATAACGGCACAGGCAGAAAACATGGTAAATCGTTTTGCATCACACTTTAAAACAGGAACTAAAGTTACAAATCAAGTTGTAGCTGATTTTTTACTTGATTATCAATCTCCGTTTTTAAACAGCTCATCATCCGATCGCATCTCTGATGCTCATGAAAAACTGTTAGCAATACAGCGAAGCGGTGAGCCTGTAACACTACAGACTAACACACGGCAATATAAAAACATGATACTTACGTCTGTTGGTCTTACTCAAAAACAAAACACTAGCGGAGAGTTTGTATTAACATTTCGTGAAATTTTCATAGTTGAAACGCAAATCGCTAGCGGTCTGAGCGTACAAAAACCGAAAACAAGGAATCTTGGTAAAACTCAACCGCAAAAAGTTGATCAAGAGTCAATGGCGAAAGCAGGGGTAAGAGTACTTACCGGGGGGGAATGGTAAAATGTACATCATACAAACAACAAGCGATGATGTGTTAGAGCAATCATTTTCATTATACGATATGAACTTGCGATTAACATTAAAATATAACGCAATATCAACTGGGTATCAATTTGATTTATTTGATATTGATGAAGATGAATATATCACGAAAAACAAAGGTTTGTCTGTCGGTAGTCCGTCATTAATTGAGTTTAATTTGCCGTTTGTATTGGTTTTAGATGACAAGTCAGGGCTTGGAATTAATGCTATATCTAAAGACGATCTTAATAATCGTATGCAATTACTAATAATGACCAAGGAAGAATATCGTGAGGCAATTTGGGCGAGTTCTAGAACTTAAAATTGGTAACCGTAAAGAAAGCATTGTTATCAATAATTTACGTGTCGCTTTTTCGATTAAAAAAACGTTAACTTCTGAGCCCAATGCGGGAGAAATATCAGTCTACAATCTTAATGATTCAAGCCGCAATCTTATTACTAGTAAGCAGTATAATTTTTTAGAGCTATCAGTCTGCTATAAAGAGGATGTTTTGCGGTTGATATTTTGTGGTGACATTTTGACCGTGGAAAACAAGCAAATTGGGCAGGATATCATCACAACAATGCGTTGTGGTGATGGTCACCGAGCTTATACCGAAAAAACTATTATTAAAACAATGCAAAAAGGGCAAAAAGACAGCGACTTTTTAAACGAAGCGGTAAGCAGTTTTGGTGTTCAAAAAGGAGCTATTAATTTGCCAAATGATAGAGCGTTGCTACGTGGTAAAGTGCTCATGTGCGATACACGCGAAGCCATGCATAAAATCGCTATTAACAATAATGCGGACTGGTCTATACAAGATGATCAGCTAGTTGTTATCCCCAAAAATAAAGCCCTTGCTAATAACGAGGGTTGGGTAATTTCTAGAAATACGGGAATGATTGGAAGTCCTAAAACAACTAATGACGGGTTAGAAATTACAACACTATGCAATCCGCATTATAGAATAGGTTCGCTTGTTCGTGTTGAGTCAAAGATTGCGGAGTATAACGGCGATTATAAAGTTAAATCGATTGAACATAATGGCGATTTGTACGGTGCTAACTGGTATAGCAAATTGGTTTGCGTGGGTGGCAAATTTGAAAAGGTTTGATATAATGCTTGACTTTTAAGCATGCTGGGAAGTTTAGATGACGATGAAATATTGCACTTTGTGCCAAAGAAATGTAATACCAAAAAGGAAAATTGGAATAGGAACGCTTATTGGTATTATCTTCACGGGTTTTATTTGGGTTTTATTTATTCCTTTTTACAAAAAAAGATGCCCTCTGTGTCACGGAGATAGACTGGTTAAACCTGAGAAGGTTTTGCAAAATTCAAATAATCATCAAGCAATTCAGAATCAGAATATATCCGTTTCTGATGAATTGAAAAAATTAAATGATCTAAAAGAAAGCGGTGTTTTATCGCAAGAAGAATTTGAAAAGCAAAAAAGAAAATTACTTAACTAATGATTAGATGCCGAGAGGGCGAGGATGTCTGCATGGTGGAAATCACTATTCAGGAAGACAAAACCCGCTTCGGCGGGTTTTTATTAGCAGTTGTATGGCGCTTAATAAGCAAAAATAATTAACGCACTCTATTTTGTGCCGCCAATTCATTAATAGCGGCTTCTGCCAAAAAATTACTCCGATCTTTATAAAAAGAGTTCGGTGCTTTAACTGCGTTATCTATTCTATCGATAAGAATATCGGGTAATGTGATATTAATTCTTTTTTGTTTACCAACGAATGATGACAAATCAACATCAATAATGACCCACGTATCGCAATGAGCATATTCATCGTTATTTTTATACGAAACATGATCGTTGTGAATATCTTTAACATCATAATCGCCCGATTCGATCATATCTTGAACAGTTAACAAAATAGCTTCTGTCGCCATTGCTGGAATATCGCTTTCTCTGTCTGTGGCAGAATAACAACTATATTTTTCATTACATAATGCAGGCACGACAATGCCGTAAGCTGTATTGCTATCGTTCGGTGTTTCAATGCCAAGAGTAAAAAACATAATACCTCCAAAAGTTGGCGGGCTATAAAAGCCCCGCCGATTTTTTGATTGATCTTACTGTGCCAATCGGTAAATCCGATTTTGGGTGAGGAACTGGAAACGTTTTATTAGTTATTGGTGAGTAAAACATATGATGACTACCTCTAACTCGTTTCAGAATACACCCAGCGTTGGTAAGTTCCTTTATCAGGTCAGTTGATTTCATGTTTACCTCCTAACCTGAAAATTATTATACACACATATACACATAAATCAATAAATTTTTATTAGGTAATTTATGACAGATTCACTATTTGAAGCGGTTGAAAATCAAATAAAGCGTGCTCAATCGAATATATATACTGCGCTACCAGCCAAGGTTATTAGCTTTGATGGTCATACTGTTAGCTGCCAAGCGATGGTTAATCGAGTTGTAGCAAACGGGCAAGAAATAACGATACCACCTTTAGTGGATGTCCCTGCTCAATTTCCTCACGCTGGCGGATTTTGCATTACTGTGCCGATAAAAGAGGGCGACGAGGGTTTGGTAGTCTTTTCTAGCCGTTGTATAGATGGTTGGTTTGCATCGGGTAATGCGTCAAAACCATTGGATAATCGAATTAATGATCTTAGCGATGGCTTTTTTATAGTTGGTTGCAATAGCGTGCCTAATAAGATTCCTGATTTTTATCATGACGGTGTATCAATGCAAACTGATGACGGTTCAACGCATATTAGGCTAACAAACGGAAAAATCTACATAAAAGGCAATATCGAGCACGAGGGCAACACTGAGCAAATCGGTAGCTACAATCAAACAAGTGGAAATACAACAAGCACAGGAGTTATCACTGCCGAAGATGTTAAGACGAATAAAGGTATTGATTTGAATACGCACACGCACACAGATGTAAAAAGTGGTAATGAAAAAACAGGAGCACCGACATGATTGTAAGACAGCTTGATGATAATCACGATTGGACGTTTGGACATGGTTTAGGTAACTATTTAGATAGTTCCGAGGCGATAGCGCAATGCGTAAAAACCAAGTTATTAGCATTAAAAAGGGATTGGTTTTTAAATCGCGAGGACGGTATCGCATGGTTTGATTATCTAACTAAAAACCCGAACACAAAACAGTTAGAAATTGATGTAAAAGCGGAAATTTTTAAAGTGGATGGTGTGATCAACATCGATAGTTTCGATATTTTGTTAGATAGCGATACTCGACAATTTTTAATACAGATTAGTTATACAGATAAATTTAACAAAACTAACGAGGCATCATTCAATGTTACAGATAACAGATAAGGGCGTCGAAATTGATGACTTATACACTATTCAAAATCGATTAGTTAGCGCATTTAAGTCAATTTATGGTGAGAATGTCAACCTTGACAGTGATACGCCAGACGGTCAATTATTGGGTTTATTCTCGCAAGAGCTTGCAAACATTCATCAAGCCGTTTCGTTTATCGTTCAGATGTTGGACCCATACCAAGCAACTGGGCATTGGTTAGAACAGCGAGCGATGTACGCAGGAATAACACGAATTACAGCATCTTATTCTTATATTGATGAAGTGATTTTCACAGGCTTACCAAAAACTACAATACCGAACAATTCTATTTATATAGACAAGAACAAAAATAAATGGGTAACGACAGAATCGATAATATTAAACGATTTGGGTAGTGCTCGCGTTAAATTCAGGTCGTTAGAACTGGGTAATTACACTGTTAACGCACTTGATGAGTTCACGCCAAGCACAATTATCATCGGCGTTGATAAAGTCACAGCAAATACGAAAAGCTACGGCGGAGTTGATGAAGAAACAGATGCGCAATTATTAAAACGTTTCATGCTTTCTCATTCAATTAATAACTATGACGATAGACGAGGCATACAGTCCGCACTAATGAATATAACTGGCGTGACTAAATGTGTTGTATATGAAAATTACACGAATAAAACAGATGAAAAAGGCGTGCCTGCTCACTCATTTAATGCCGTTATTTTGGGTGGTGCTGATGAAAAAATAGCGGAAGTGATCACCAAGAAGAAAATTGGTGGCTGTGGATTATTTGGTCAGATTGAAACGTCTTATCTGTTAGATGATATACCAAGAAGAGTTTACTTTGACAGACCAAAAAAAATTGATGTTAACGTCTCAATGACAATTGGTCGTTATAAATCATTTAACGATATCAATACTGAGCAAATCAAAACTAATTTAAAGAGTTTGGAATTTGAAATTGGCGAGAATGTTTACGCCTCACGCATTATTTCGAGCATTAATTTAGTTGATGGCTTTTATATTAAAGAGCTTACGGTTAATGGCTCAAATATAGCTAATATCGGTTATCGAGAATATGCACAGATAAATAATATCGAGGTGCTGATAGATGAATAGGGAAAATTTCATTATTTGGCAATATCGTACTAAACCCAAGGCATTGGGTACGATTAGAGCTATTTACACAGAAACAGATAACACGTTTAAAAATGTCGTTCAAGTAGCAGATATTCTCAACATTGACGATGCGACTGGCTATGCGTTGGACCTAGTCGGTAAACATGTTGGTGTATCAAGGGTTTTACCAACAGCGATAGCGAAAGAATATTTTGGATGGTTAATGGATGAAGCAGCGTTATCGTTTGGAATTGGCGAATTTTATCGACATGGTGACGCACTGCATGCATCTGTAGTTTTAAATGATAGCGACTATCGTTTTTTTATCAAAGCGAGAATCACTAAAAACTACCAAACTGGTGAAATATCAAACATTGTTAAATCAATTAAATTCATGATCGGCGAGCACGGAAACATCATTGATGCGCAAGATATGACGATGAACGTGTTAGTAAATAGCGATCAGCTTAATTCATTAACGCTATATGCAATAAGCAAAATGGATATTTTAGTACGTCCGATAGGCGTTATGTATCGCTATTTAGTTTTAGTCAATAACAAGCCATTTGGCTTTGCACACGATAAACATTCATACGGATTTAATTCAGGTAAATTTGTAAGACTTCAAGAAATATAGGGATCAATTTATGAACATTCAAGAAAAACCAGATTATTTAATTTTTGCTGAGTCCGCAAAAAAAGGCGAAGTTTCTGATTTTCCAGACGTAAGTCGAGGGTGGGGGATAACTATTGAGCAAACAGGCTCAAAACCTCCTATGGAGTGGATGAACGGCGCATTTAATCGTGTCGATAAAAACATGCTGTATTTATTACAGCAGGGTGTGCCAGAGTGGTGCGAAAGTGTCAAGTATCCAGCTAATGCAATCATTAAATATAACGGTGTTTTATACACATCGATAGTTGAAAATGATAACTCAAATCCCGCTACAAGCACTACAAAATGGAAAAAAACACAAGCAGAAGTTTCGAAAGCAAGCACAACACAAAGCGGTATAGTTAAATTAAGCTCAGAAATTAACAGCGAATCAGAAACCGAAGCAGCAACACCTTTGGCTGTAAAAAAAGCGTACGATTTGGCAACTGAAAATCACAACAACTTATCAAATGTAATTGATAAATTTACATCGAACAATAATGAATCTGTCGTTTTTTCTCCGGATCATAACTATCACATCGTGATGAGAAATGACGGTGTTTGTGGTGTTTATAATCATTTAACAAACAAATTTTCTTGGCTAATTGATAAAAATGGAGGTATTGACGGTTACATTGGTTGTGACCGTATTGTCGGTCTAGATGATTATGTTCGATGGCACTCACTACCTGTGGGCATTCCCCAACCGTGGCCGACATCAACACCGCCAGCCGGCTGGCTTGAATGCAATGGCGCGCCATTTGATGTAAACAAGTTTTCTAAACTCGCATCAGTTTTCCCGTGGGGTCGGTTGCCGGATTTGCGTGGTGAGTTTATTAGAGGTTGGGATAACGGACGAGGTGTTGACTCGGGCAGACAAATACTGAATTGGCAAGAGGATGCAATCAGAAATATTATGGGGGAAATGTCGCCGATTTCAGAAACTTTTGCATCGGAGCCAGTCACTACTGGTGCTTTCAAATATTTCGAAAAACACGCTGGACACACTCCGACATCTGTTGATCGCGGCAGCGTAGGCGGCGTTGTATTTGATGCATCACAAGTTGTACCCATAGCTAATGAAAACAGACCACGTAACATCGCATTTATGTACATAGTTAAAGCAGAATAATTTTAGGAGATTTATATAATGAAATATCAATTACAACCAGAAATTGCAGCTTTAGATAAAAACGGATTAACAGTGAGCGCTGGATATGCGATCATTTATAATTTTGATGCATTAACTGGCGAATACAAAAATGCCAGTTATCAGTATTTACAAGTTGGGGTCGGCGTGCCGGCTAACTCATGCATTGATGCACCGAAAGCGGTTGACGACGAACACTCTATTGTGCGCGTCGGTGATAAATGGACATATCCGAGCGATTGCCGAGGCAAAAAAATCTACTCAATAGAAAATGGGGCAGAATCAACAGTAACGGAAATCGGCGACATTCCGAATGATTACACGCTGTTAAAACCATCAAGCGAATTCGATAACTGGGACGGTGAAAAGTGGGTATTAGATGAAAATAAACAGCATCAGCACTATGTAGCTGTAGCAACAGCACAGAAAAAACAGCTATTAAGCGAAGCTAGCTCACAAATTGATTATCTACAAGATGCAATTGATACTGATATTGCAACAGACGAAGAAAAAGCGTTATACGCGGCATGGAAAAAATACCGTGCTTTACTAAATCGTATTGATGTCGATACTGCGCCAGATATCAAATGGCCGGAAAAACCACAGTAACCACAATAACATCACGTCACACTATCAATCTTCAACTTACAATACTCAACAGCGTCTTCTAACATCACAAAATCCGCGATATCGTATAGTGCTTTCTGCGTTTGATAGAATACATAATTGTGCTCGTCGTCGCTGTTGATAATGTAGCACTCGCCCGATAACTCTATTTCGTAATCTTCTGGCGTCATGCGTATGTAAATTGGTAGTGTGTAGTTTATTGTTATCATGATAAGCGAAAGTGTATTTATTTGGAGTATTTTATATTGATTGTATTTTGATGTGAATTTGTGATGTGAAATTTTGAGAAAATGGTCGCAAAAAGTGTTAGAATATGTGAGAATATAATTGAATAACTTATTGATATTTAACGATGAAAAAATCGATAAAAAGTACTGTATATTCTAAGTTATTTTTGTAACTGATTGATTTATAATAATATATCTTCGGATTGCAAATCCGTCTACCTCGGTTCGACTCCGGGACGCGCCTCCATTTTTTAAATTAATCAATTTTTAGTTTTTTCAGTTACATTTATTTTTCAATTTTATAATCTAACTTTATTAACATTATTTATGAGCTACTTTAATTATCATGCAAAAGCAAAGAAGTTAATCAAAAATGGTAAACTTGTTAGATATGAGTTCGTGGATAATTGGAATGGTATTAAACCTGCATTAGTTTTATATTTTAAAGAGGTTAACCCCATGCCAATTAGAGAATACCGATGGGATGAATATTTACCATTATTGAATAATAAAACCTAACTTATCATACTTAAACAAAGTAAAAAGTGTCGGGAAAAGCAATAACTGAAAGTTTTTCACAGCTTGGAATATAATAAATTTGCCAACAGATAGCCTAAAGCGTAAAATGCCCATCCTATTTTGCTTAACCTATTACTTATAAGTAATACTGACCTGAAATCAGAGGCATTTTTAATGACAAATTTATATGCAAAACCAGAATTACTTTCTCCTGCCGGTTCTTTAAAAAATATGCGTTATGCTTTCGCATATGGTGCAGATGCTGTTTATGCCGGCCAACCGCGATATAGTTTACGAGTTCGTAATAATGAATTTAATCATGAAAATCTAGCAATTGGTATTAACGAAGCACATGCTCAAGGTAAGAAGTTTTATGTAGTTGTGAATATAGCACCACATAACTCGAAGTTAAAAACTTTTATTCGTGATTTAGAACCCATTGTAAATATGAAACCTGATGCTTTTATCATGTCAGATCCAGGTTTAATCATGTTAGTTCGCGAACATTTTCCTGATATGGAAATTCACTTATCTGTACAATCGAATGCTGTTAACTGGGCAACAGTAAAATTTTGGCATCAAATGGGATTAACTCGAGTCGTTTTATCGCGTGAATTATCACTTGATGAAATTGCTGAAATCCGTGAAAAAGTTCCTGAAATGGAGTTAGAAGTGTTTATCCATGGGGCATTGTGTATGGCATATTCTGGGCGCTGCTTGCTTTCGGGCTATATTAATAAGCGTGATTCAAATCAAGGGACATGTACTAATGCTTGCCGTTGGGAATATAAAGTTGCTGAGGGTAAAGAAGACGAAGTGGGGCAAATTGTACATAAATGTGAACCGATCTCGGTAAAACAAGTTGAACCAACATTAGGAATTGGTCAAACTACTAGTAAAGTATTTATGCTTGAAGAATCAGGTCGCCCAGGTGAATATATGCAAGCTTACGAAGATGAGCATGGTACATATATTATGAACTCAAAGGATTTAAGAGCAGTGGAATTAGTAGATGATTTAACAAAAATTGGTGTACATTCGCTCAAGATTGAAGGGAGAACTAAATCTTTTTATTATTGTGCAAGAACAGCACAAGTGTATCGCCAAGCTATTGATGCAGCGAGTGAAGGTAAGCCTTTTGATCCTCGCTTGTTACAAGAGCTTAATGCACTTGCTCATCGAGGGTATACGGAAGGATTTTTACGTCGCCATAAGCATGAAGAAATGCAAAACTACAAACATAGCCATTCTGTTTCGGAAAGGCAACAATTTGTTGGTGAGTTTAGTGGTGAACGATTAAATGGGTTGGCTGAAGTTATCGTAAAAAATAAATTCTCTGTTGGGGATAGCGTTGAAATGATGACGCCGAAAGGCAACAAAACTTTTACGATTGAGCGAATGGAAAACAAAAAAGGACAACCTGTTCCTGCTGGTTTAGGTGATGGTCATATTGTTTATATTCCGATTCCTGAAGAAATCGATTTAAATTATGCATTATTAATGCGTAATTTTGATTAG